GGGAAAAAGTTCTCGAACTCTAGCGGAGGCTCGCCCGACTCGTTGCCAATCGGGTAGATCAACCCGTCGCGGTATCCGCTGTTCCAGAAACAGACTTTGCGTTCTTCCTTGTCCCAGATTTCCCAGAATTCGGCCGTGCGCGTGTCGTCGCCTTCTTCCTGCTTGGCCTGCTCGGACTCTTTCCTATCCTCGTTGTCTTCGTCGATGTCGTATTGCAGGACATCGGCAATCTCCTGCCCGAATCGCTCGGCAACATCATCCTTGCGCAAACGGCAACGGAAGGCTACCCACTGAACCTCTTCCCAGCATCGACCGTAACCGCGCCGGAAGTCGATCCAATCGACATGCTCAACGACGGCTTGCTCGTATTCCAGTTCCTCGGTATAGCCTTCCTGCGCCTCGTGCGTCGGCTCTTCCGCGCCTTCCTCGCCTTCCTCGTGCGTCTCTTCTGTAACGCCTACCTGAGCGAGTGACGGGACATAGCGAACACGGCAGACACCACGCCCAGGAAGCAGCGCATCGAGCACGCTGGCACGCATGACGTTATCAAAGCGGTCCCCGTCAAGAGCGACTTGCAAGGCGCGAGACGTAACCTCGGAAACGATCTTGCCTACCGGGTCAGCATCTTTGAATCTGCGCCGAACGTCAGGACGCGGGACATCCGAATAGAGCGCCGGGCGAAGAACCTCGGTATTGCTCCAGAGGATGTTAAAGCTGTTCTGCTTCTGCTCTTCGGCACGGTAGCGCTTGACGATCTTCTCGCCCTCGTCGCGCCAATCCTTTTCCCGCTTGGACGAGCGCTCAAGCTCTCGCGCCCATTTGCGGTGTTCTTGTTGCGAAGTCATCAATACACCTTTGTCACACCGTTCACGGTAATGGAAACCGTGTCATCGCTCATGATTGCGCAATTCGTGATCGCGCCAGACAGCAAGAACGATCTAACTTCCTTCCATGCCGCTTTATCTTCCGCTCCCATGAACATATTGTCATTATCGTACGCATACCAAGCGTAACGTTCGATGCCTTTCGCCGCAGCAAGTGACAGCGAGCGCTTTAGCCACTTGGCCCGCGTTTCCGCATTGATGGTGTCACCCTGCAAGACGCCCGTTTCCGTATTCCAGATAACCGTCCCTGTTTTTCCTGCGGCATCGAGCGCCGCGCGCACGTTGTCATACTGCTGGGCGTGAATGCTGAAGTTGTACTTGGGCGGATACATATGGATAGAGCATATGTCCATCCAGTCTTTCCCCGTCCCGGCTGCCCCGTCGGACGCGGCCATCCATGCGGTAAGGTATGCCGTCCCGGTTCCGCTCGTCTCAGGCTCCTGCACAGTAGGCGCAAGAATTTTTGCCGTCGCATCAACTGCCTTAATCGCCTGCGATGCGGTTCTAACCAACTGCGCCAATTGCGCCTGCGTGCCCGCCCAATAGTTTGTGTAGTTCGTCTCGTTCCAGATTTCCCACCACTTCACGCGAGCACTGTAGCGCGTCGCCATGTTCGTGCAGAACGTGCTCCATGTCGTGAATGTCGTTGGAGGCTGGTTCGTGCTTGTGGCTTTAGTTCCGTTATCGTATTTGCCTGTATTCGGATGCGAAGTCGCCGCCCAATCAGGAGTGAAACCAAGCAAGAAGCAGATGTCTTTTCCGGCCGCCCCAAATCGATTCACGTACAAATCGGGGTTTGTGTAGTCGAATGTGCCGCTTGATGGGTTGACAAGGTTCCATCGCGTGCCGTTGTATGAATCGTGACACCGGACCCAGGCATATTCGATGTCAGCAGGCACATAGGTCGACGGCTTCGTTACATGCAATCCGAAGAACGAGGGCGAAAGTGTCCGCGACCCGTGAAAGACATTTGTAAAGGTGCTTTTTGGCGTTACTGGCGCCGGATAGGTCGCCCCATCATCATGCGTATACCAAGTCCTTTCGGTAGCGGTAATAACGCCTTCCAGTGCATCGGATGGGATGCTGAAAGCTGTTCCGATATTTTGCACGACTGGCATTAGCGCTCTACCACGACTTCGTAACCTTCCAACGTGATGTTATTCGCCCCGGCTGCCGCCACTGGCCACTGTCCGGTAATCGTCAAAATTTGCGTCGTTGAGAAATCAATAGAGAATGTCGCCACACCAGACGAGCCAAACGTACTCCATGATGCTGCATTGGACGGCTGCGAAACCTGAGAACTGATTGAGCCACGCCCACGCAGAATAAACTCATACGTGAACGAAAGGCTTGTTGTTAGATCGATGTTGAAAAGCACACTCCCGCCAAATCGGGCACGTAGACGCTTAGTAGCAGCGCTACTAGGGACACTCCAAAGTGTGGCGATGCGAATAACGCCAGTTTCCGACATAGCCCCCGCAGGGATTGAAACTGAGGCAAGCGTCGTCTCGGTGGTGTCCGCGTCGCTCTTACTGACAGCCACTGCACTCTTATAGATCGAGCGCAATGACGTTCCCGCAATCGCCATGTTATTGCTGCTGGCGTAATTCGCCCCCGTCACTCCTGCACCGGCATAGAGGTAATTGGCCCCGATAGTTGGCGAGTATCCAATCGCCGTCGGGGTCGACAATGTCGGGTCAGGGACTGAAATTGTCATTGCAGCGCGACAATCAGGGTCGCGGTCGTGTTCGTCGACATCACGCGACCTTGGTTGAGTTCAATCGGGACGATAGTCCCCGCTGCGACGCCTGTAAGCGTTACTGCTGTCGCAGTGCCAGACGATGCAACGGCCAGATTGCCTGCGCCACCCACAAAAAGCGCGCGGCAGTTGATGAGCGTCGTATCGCTCGGAGTTACTGCCGCTCCTGGCGAGTAACCAAGCTGCGTCGTCAATTGCATCTAATCACCTCTAATCTTCTGTCGATGTCTCTCGATCAACTCGGAGACGGTCAATTGCGTTTCCCACTTCGGCGCAGGCTTGTGCGGAGCGTCCTTGACGTATGGACGGGACATCAGCGCATAACGGAACTCATCGGCCGCGTGGTCTTCGGCGTCCGTATCCACATCCTCGGGCTTGCGTTCGTCGTGCTGTAGCGCAGGCAGAGTGCGGATGAGATGCGCGCCGGTAGAGAAGATGTAGACCATTGGTCGCCCGTCTTCGTCACCCTTGAGGCGAGCCCGCACTTGATCCCACCCGCCCATTGCGCCGGTTTGCCCGGTGCGCTTGTTGTCGGCGGGCCCGAAATGCACGCCACGAGACGACATGCGTTCGGCAATGCTTGGTCCGCCATCCATTGCAAAAGCCGCAGGGTCGAGGACCGAGTAACTGATTTTCTCGGACTCGCGAGCCTTGATGCCGTCCGCGACTTCCTCTGCCGTCATGCGCAAGCCCTTGTTTGGCTCGCCAGTGCTGCCGTACCACTCGCGATAACGGATCAGTGCGCCGCGTGGATAGCGCGCGTCGTCGCCATCGCTGACCGCATACCATCCGACCGAGAACGGCCGCGCCGAGCCCCAATCCATCGCCCGGAACCGCAACCAGTGCTCAGGCAGCGCATGCGGTGCGACAACGTGACGTTCCAGGCTGAACTCGGGGAAGAACGCCCCGGCGATAACACTCCAATCGCCCTCTAGCCATGCCCTGACAAGCTCGGGCGAGCCGACAAGGTTTAGCCGGTCAAGATATCCAGGGTCATACGACAACAGGATGCGGTTATCAGTGACTCGGGATGGTATGTAGACGTACTGGTGCGACTGCTTGCCATTCGGCAGCGTGCGCGTTAGCAGTGTCATCCCGAGCGGGGCCGGGTCAATGAATCTGTGCTTGATCCACTGCTGTCCCGAGCCGCCCGGGTTAGCTGTCAGGATCAATTGAATCGGGACACCTGATTTGCTGCGCAGCGCCCCGAAGAGCATGTCGATAGGGCGAGAGTCGGGATAGTTCCCCGCCTCTTCCACCGCCGCGTCGCTGAGGTTTTGCCCCTGATACTTGCGCGCATCGTCGACAGATTCCAGCGGCCTGAATCGCACGCGCCCGCCGTAGGGCATCTCAAACGTCTTTGCCTGCTCTTTCCACGTCGCGCCGCAGGGAAGATAGATTTCTTTCGCCCGCTCGATCAGGTCGTCCGCCTGCGGCATCTCCTGACGAAAAAAAACGGCATTGAAATGCCGTCCATATCGCTTGTCCTTGAGGGCATATTTGCCGAGGACACCGTCTGTCTTACCGCCACCCCTAGCCCCGCCAAACAGGATCTCAGGGAGCGGACAGTCAATCAGAGCCTTCTGAGGACCCGCCTGCGGTCGCCACGCGATTAGTGGCGTATTGTGCGGCCCATCCAGAGGCATCAATCGGTTCGTCCGTTACTTCGGCTTGACGCGCAGTAACATCGACATCCACGCGCTGACCGTAAACCTTGGGGCGCAGTTTGGCTGCTCGCCATTGCTGCGAAGAAAGCACAACGTTGGCTGCCTTCGGGTCAAGCTCGCCGGCAAGCACCCTGTCTTCGATCTGAGCCATGCCGTCGAATAGATGATCGGCCTGTTGTTCCCGCGCACGCGCGCACTTGGCGAAGAAGTCCTCATGCGCGTGCATCCAGTTGAGCACGGTTTCCCTCGACGGCATCCCGTCGTCCTGGCATATCTGCCTCAGACTGCGGCCGTTGGCGATTTCGGCGCATATCCTGTCCGCGAGAGCTTCGGTGTATTTCGAAGCAGGCACAACTACGCCAACGCCGCCCGGATGGCCGTGTTCTTCTGCGCGTCCGTATCCGCCGCGGTCACGTTGACCCAGCGAGCACGACCGGCAAATGCACTGCCAGACGAGGGCACAACGTAATAGGACGAGAGCGTCCCAGCATCAACGCGCCTCTCGATCATGATTCCGTTGCCGTTCCCATCCGGGTCAAGCAACGCTTGCAGGGCCGGATCAGCCATGGCAAGGCTTCGGCTTGGGCATCGGTTTCTTCGGCTTCGCCATCTTTATATCTCCCAGGTAGGCAACAAAAA